AGGCCGTTGATGTAATCCTCGGTGTCTTGGATCACGCTCTCAAAGCCGTCAAGGGCCTCGACGTGGATGAAATGGTATTCGGAAGAACCGCCAGCCTTGTATGAAATGTTGGAGGTCAGTTCACGGGTTGAGAAGCCGACCGAGATTTCGATCTTGGGGGCGGTGAAGCCCTTGTTGGCCAACAGCTTTTCCAAGCGGGTGATCTCGCGCAGGATGTCAGAAGCGTTCATGGTAGTCTCCTTGGTTGGGTTACGTTCACTATTCTTATCTCAGATTTGTGGGTAGTGCAACAATATTCTTTTCTTTTCTTCCTTGCTGTACATCAGGTCGGCATCCCGGATCGCCCGGCACGTCTTGGCCACATAATCCTTTGAAAGGTTAAGCTTCTCCGCCACATAGGCCGGGGGCCGCGACATCCTAAGCGCCAGCATGGTCAGGATTTTCTCGTCACTCTGCCGTGCGTTCATAGCAAAAGCCCGCCCCCCAGCACCACGATCCCCGCCGTGATCCCCAATGGTACCGCCAGCCCGGTCATGTCAGGTGGCAACGACGCTATAGCCGTGATGGTGACCACAAAGAACGCCGCATAGGCCACAAGGATGATGGCCGCGATGGTGATAAGTTGTATCATTGTTTTCCTCCCAACGTGACCAGCGTGGCACATGCTGTACGCCAACTTTTTGCAACATTTGGTAGGTAATAATTGCCCTCAATAGATGATGCCATGCGGTCCCCAATCTTTTTCATGTCCTCTACTGCCTTACGAATATCGGCGGGATTGATGGCAGGAAGGGCGCTACCTTTGGCAAGTTTAACAAGCTTTGCTTCTGCCTTCTGCGCCCGCCTGTGCATCCGCTGAAAGCTTATTTGCATGTCAACAATTTCATCTTCCCGGGCAGTTCTGGTCATCGCCTCTTCTTCTGCCACCTGTTTCCAGATCGCCACATATAACCGCAGTTCTTCTTCGTTGGTCATTCCCTCCCCCTCCATGCAGTCCCGGCGGCTTCTTCCCCGCCCTCCAGTTCAGCCAGCAAAGTTAAATCGTTGATGTGATCGTGCAGTTCTTCTGCGTCCACGCCTGTGGACAGTATGTAGCGGAGGATGTCACGCACGGTGTGATCGTCGGTGAAGGTGGTGACAGGGTTGCCATCTGTGTCTTCTGTTTTAATAGGCTCGCGCCGAACTTCACTCATTCATCGCACCCCTTCTCACGATAGAAGATGTGGTTGCCCCACATCCCAATGACTTGCATATACTCCGCCCAGTACGGCTCGCTGTCACGGGTGTGGTAGTAGGTTGCACCCATGCAAAACTCGCAGCCGTATAGCAGCGTTTCGTTGGCAATGATCTGTGCCTCTAACCAAGCCACAGTGTCTTTCGGCTTGTCGCTCTTGCCGTCATGGGTCCAGCTAAACTGGCCCTTCTCCCAGACCACAGCACAGACTTCTTTTGGAAAGCCCGTCTCGTAGACGCGCTCCATAGTGACTTCGGCTATCATCTTCTGCCCATCATAGTCCTCGCCACGCCCTTCGAAGTAGACGTTAAGTGCGAGGCAGGTTGCTGCCGCTGCGGTGACGATCATTTCTGCACACAGACCCCATAGGCAACGTGAAAATTGGTATTAACCCGTTCTTCGATTGCAGCCAAAGCCTTCTGGCAGTTTTCAAGGCTGGTGAAATCGTAGCTTGCGCTGCTCGTTGCATGGGAGCCATGCGTTATCAGGATTAAGACGTAGATCATTTGTCCAGCCTCCCGTAGGTGATGTTCTTCTGCGCCCTGATGTTGCTGTTGGACCACGTCCAGCATTCGCCAGTCTCATCTTGGAAACACACCCAATTGAGATTGTGTTCGATGCCATAGTCCACAAGGACATGGGCCAAGGCCGACCCCTTTGGGGTATCCACTGGTATCGGGGGGTTCAGTTGGATCATCATTTTTCAGTCTCCTGTGGTTGGTTGTGGGATAACCCATAAACAGGTTATCCCGATGCGTCAAGTGGAGTGAATAAGTTTATACCGTGTGGTGACGCGCTTGTTGTACTTGTGGACGGAAGTTTCCATGGAAATCTTCTTGCCGTTTGCCAGCATGGTAAGGGCCGCTTCAATGTCTGGGCGCTTATACTTGCGCTCCAGACGCCGCATGATCACGCCTGCCGTCTCACCATCCGGCCCATCGACCATCTGCAAGAGGGTCATCACCAGCGCCTTCTCTGGGTCAGCCTTCTCGTTGTCGTTCGCCAGCACCAGCCGCATCTTGCTCTGGATGTCGCGCCGGATCAGCGCATAGGCCCAGCGCACATGCTCCACCGTGCGGACACCCTCTGGCACCGCAAGGATTAGGCTGACCTTGGACACTTGTTCGTACCCGCGCAGGGGCAGGGCCTCCAGCCCGGTGCTTTCCTTATGCTCGTAGGCCATCTGGTCGAACAGGTCCACGATGTTGTCCAGCATCTCTGCGGCTTCCGCCGTGGTTGGGATTTCCACCCTGTCCCCGTAATGCTCGACCCGTCGGCTATGGCCCGCCGTTGCATCGTACGTTCCACCCGTTGCCAGTTGCTGCATGGTAAGCTTCAGGGCCTCGGGCATGGGCAACTTCTTCCACCCCTTCTTGGTCGCGGGGGTGGTGTCCTGTTCGATGCACAGGATCGCCCGCCCGATAAACCCGGTGGTCGCGCTTTCAAAGTTCACAAGCTCGTTGAAGTTCTTCTCGGTCGTGTACCCGGTCATGGCGAGGAACGGGCGGTCGATCCCAGCGTCCAGCGTGTCCAACTGGTAGATGATCGCCTTCTGCCGGGCGACGAAGTTGGGCTTCTCGCCGTGTTCTTCGATGGCCTTTTCCACCTGCGTCAGTTCCTTCAGCAAGTGCCCACGGATGTCTTCCTTTAGATCGCCCGATACCATCAGCCTGCCGTCCGCCTTGGAATAGGCCGACATCAACAGGCCGACCACGCCCTCCAGATAGGACGCGCCGCTCTTCTTGGCACCGCTGATCTTCTGGAACAAAAACCCCACCTCATCCATCATATATGCCGCCATCTGGTGCCGGGTGAGGTTGCGGGCAATCTCTTGCTCGGACTTGATGGTGCCATGCACCGCCGCCGACAGCGCACAGGCCTCCAGCACCTCGGCGGTTGCCCCCAAGATGCCGTCCTTGCCGCTGCCCGATCCGGCGACGTTAAAGACGAACAGGTTGGTTGTGGCGCGATCCCGGTCGTCTCGGTAGTGCAGGCCAAACGCCACCCCCATCGCCCAGATCGCCGACATGGCGGCAAGGGCTTCCCGTTTGCGTCTGGTGCGGCTTTCGATCCACGTCGCAAGCTTCCCCGCAAACCCCGGGGGGCGGAGGGGGTCGAACGAACTGGTGTCGATGGCCTTTGGTGCCAGATACTCTTCCGGCGTCTCAAACGTGAATTCCTTCCCGGGCGTGAAGGTAACGGGCTGGATATACCCACCCTCCTCGGCGTAATGAACCAAGGTGCCAAGGGTCACGGGGTTGGCCGACCTACCGAACGAGTGCCACTTTGCGTTCATTTCGTCGGGGTCGTACTTCGCCGATTGCTGGGACCACCGATCCCAAAGGTCAAACGCAGCACCCCCCGTCGCATGGTGCAGGGACATCCCGATCTTGACCCAGACCTCGTAATCGTCAAACCCCCGGACATGGGCCAGCATCTCGGCCAGTTCCAGTTCGTTGACATCCACCGTCTTGCCGCCCAGATCGGCCCGGTGGCGCTCTGGCACCCGTAACAGGTCCAGCAACGCATCCGGCACCATGTCAATGTCCTCGGGCGACCCGTACGCGATCTGGTAAGGCCGCCCGCTGGCGTGTTGTGATCCCGGCCCAACGACAAAAGCCGCGCCGGATTTGAAATCCAGCCCGGGGTAATCAGACAGCCTGCCCACCAGCGCCACGCCCAACGGGACGCGGAAATAGTAGTGCTTGGAACCGCCGCCCGATCCTGTGTTGACGATCAGGCCTGATCCGGCCACCTCGGGCACCGCCGCAAGCAACTTCATCAGGCTGGCCACGCCACCGTTGCGGGCGTCCACGTCAACGACAAGGAGTTCCCGACACGCGATGCCGTAGCCCGTGTTGAACTGGCCCATCTCGACCATGGTATCCAATTGCTCTTCGGACCAGTGGGGTGTATGTTGCCAATTTGACACACGCGGATGCTTGAACAGAGATTTCTCTGGGCAGTTGGGATTTCCGCATTCGCATTTCCCGTTCCCGTCGCGGCCATACAGCCCGAAAACGCGAAATCCAGCCTCCCATACAATGCGGTATTCCATGCTCAGACCTTTTCGCCGAACAGGTATTTCTCCAGTTTTTCGATTGTGGTCAGCGAAAACTTCTGGTCCCCGTCCTTGGCAATGTTCCTCACGGTGTTGACGTGAAGTCCAGTGGCGTCCGCCACCTTGGAATGGACCCGATCCTTCAGTGCCTCACGCACACGGGCGATCTGATCTGCAATGGCGTCTCGGATGTTTGTTACTTTTGTCATGTTGAGGTTGTTCCTTTCGCGAACATAGCCTGTTGACATTCGCACAAGTGGCGTCTAGGGTCAATGGCGTTGGAAAAGGAGACAACAGAATGTCTGTGTTAGACCAAATTGCGAAACCTAAGCCACGGCCCCTCGCCGTGACCATCATCGGTGAGGCTGGGTTGGGGAAAACATCCCTAGCCGCTTGCTTCCCCAAGCCGATCTTCATCCGGGCCGAGGATGGCCTTAAGTCGATCACCAACAGCCCCATGCCCGACGCCTTCCCGGTCCTGACCTCGGTCGAAGACCTGTGGCCGCAGCTTTGGGCGCTGGCCAAGGAGGTACACCAGTACGAAACTCTGGTGGTGGACACGGTGTCAACGCTGGACACGCTGTTCACCGATTGGGTTGTGGAAACCGACCCGAACAAACCCAAGAGCATCAACCAAGCGTTGGGCGGGTGGGGCGCTGGCACCAATATGGTGGTCC